GTGATTGCTACAGATGCGTTCGGCAATGCACTGGGTAGCAGCCCGGCCGAACAAGTCAACGACAGTCGAACGGCTGCCCGGATCAACGCCGACCAGATGCGCTCCGGTCAAGAAGAAGCCGCATTTGAGAAAGATGCCTGGTCTGCAAGGAGCGCACAAGACGTACCGACCGCTGGCAATATCATGACCGCCGATGAAGTCAAGCGGCGCGTCATGCTCGACATCTTAGGCGAACAAGCACGGGATGACTCCTTAATCACACCTGAAATGCTGCCAACCGGCGGTCCTGCTCGCGGAGTAGCTCGTTACCGCCCTGGCAGCTTTGAGATGGTTCGCAATAACAACTGGGACAACGCCTTGAATCTGGCGGCGGACCCGTTTGGATGGCTTGGTGAAGTGCCCAGCATCGTTGATGAACTAGGCAGGATGTCGCAGACACAAGCGAAGGTTCAGGTAGATGCCATGCGCGAAGCGATGACCAAGCTCGGCGTAAAAAACGTGCCAACAGACTACGAGTACTACATCAACAACTCAGGCACTGGCATCGACTTCAAAGGAACCGCCGAACACCTAGGAAATGTATATGAGGGCTATGTTCGGGACCAACGCCTGCGCGAAACGTGGGGCGATGGTTATGAGTCGATCCGGGTCGGCAAGTCACAGATGACAGTGTTGGAATTCGAGAAGAAAGTTCTCGACGTCCACCTGCAAGCGACAGATCGAGCCTATGCAAAAGGCGTTGATCTAATTGCCAGCGGCGAATTGGCTGTCAAAGATGGCCAATATGCCCGCACATTGGGCAGTTTTGTCGACGATCAGGTGCGACTCCGTCTTCGTGATATGGCAAAAGCCGAAGATATCAACAACAGCTCGATGTCGAACATATGGGCTATCAACCGCCGCATCAAAAACGATATAGTCGATGGCTATGGCATCTCTGACGGCAGGATCGGCTTTAACATTTTCCACGACACGACGCTGGCGCGGAAGGATGGCTACACACCTCAGTTGAGCAAGTGGAACACCATCCGGCCGGGCAACTTCCTTATCATTCGCTCGACAGAACTGGGCGGACCGTACGTGGTTCCCCGTCAATCGATTCAGCCCTACGCACCGATGCCAAAACTGCCTGGCCGGAAGTTTTAAATTGAAGGATTCATGATGTCTTTGACCGAAAAATTACGTGATTTTGCTGGAGCCTTGGCTGTTGCATCAACGGACGCCCCTGACGACTACCCGGAGTGGGGCTATACGACGTACGAAAGCAACATGACTAATCTCAAGGAACTGTGGACAGAAATCCTCCCCAAGTTGACGAAAGAATTGGAGAAAGCGGAATTCATTGACGGCAAGCTCCAGGAGGCGTTTGCCGCGTTCGAAGCCAAGGAGAAGGATAAGGGACGCAAGGCGATCCTAGCGATCTATAACCTTGATGTGAAAAAGCTGAGTTAGCTATATCCTCTCAGGTTATGTGTAGTGGTCACGACTTGATCTGACAGTTAGGCGGCATAGTGGATCAGCTCCTTGAGGCGGTTGGGACTGGGTGTGGCCGTGTAGACGAACTTGAACTCGACCGGCTCGAACATCGGCAAGAACTCCTGGTACGTCTTGCTGCCGTAGCCGCGCAGCACGCTGACCTCGTCCAGGCCGGACGCCTGCCACTTCGTGACGTCGACCTTGGGCTCGCGCACAGATTCGTAGTTCGTCAGGTAGATCGTTGCCGGGTCGTCAATCTCGGCGTCCGAACGGATGAACCGCAGGTCGACTGCCTGGTCGCCGGTGAAGCGCTTCGCCACCTCGCGCGCGAACTGTACCCTCCTTCACCCACTTGCGTTCGCGGCCCTTTTCGATAACGCGCGCAGTCCAGATGCGCAGCAGCTGCGCCAAGTTGGCTCAGCCGGATTCGAGCAGCTTTTGCTGCGTGCCGTCGGCGTATTTGACGCGAGAGAGCAGCCCACCGATGCCTGCGCTGGCGGTGTCGGCCAGCACGGCGGCGCATAGTGCATCGGTAGCGTGGTGATGCTCGTCGTCGCGCAGGTCAGACGAATTGACGGCGTGAAGGTATCGGTCGGCAAAGCCCATTGTCGTGCTCCAAGGTGTGTGACTGGACGTTAACACAGTAATTTCCTCAGCGCTACTATCGATGTACCAACGTCGCTATCTGGGCCGCCCTGCTTACCGGCGTACGACGCGGAGAACTCTTCCAGATCGAGGCAGCGCACATTGGCAGTGACACGATCACTTTTCCGGCGAGCAATACCAAAACACTACGGATGCGAGTGATTCCGATTATTCCCGCCCTGCGGCCTTGGTTGAAGTACTTCCCATTGAATATGACACTGTACGGCGTTCAGTCGTCATGGCGCCGCGCGCGTGAAGGCTGGTATGCCTCATGTGAACTTCCACGACCTGCGGCATTCTTCCGCGAGCATCATGCTCAGCCTGGGAGTGGATTTATACACCATTAGCAAGATCTTGGGCCACGCCAATGTGCAAACGACGCAGCGCTACGCATATCTCCAGGTTGACACGCAACGCGCCGCGCTGGACAAGTGTGGGGGAGTGACCGTTTTGACACCCGAATCCTGGGCGGCTTTCGGCCACAAACCCAGCAACCACGCGGCCGCCGCGCCAATTTCCTCACTTAACGCATTTTGAAACTTTCTGCTCAGGATTGAGTGGATCGTGCGAACGTTTGCGATTTTTTTGGAACTCTTTCGGTAATTTCTGTGCATTGGCTGGCGATGCGAGTAACACGCCTCATTTGCGCTGGTGCCGCGCTGGATGCCCGACAGCCAGGTCATGCAGGTCGAGCGGACGGCTTCTGTACCGAAACTAACGGCCTCATCCATCAGGCCAATCAAATCATCCAGTAAACTTCTCTCATTAAATGTCTTCATTGCAACTAGTGTTTATTCAAAGTAACGATTGTAACAATTCGGCTATCTTCAAATTCTCACCAATTGTCACACTAGCCGAGCGCGCGCAGTACGACGTCCATAGCATCTTCCTGGCCGTTGGACTTAACCAGGAACTGGTATAGCACCGAGATTACCGCAGGCCGACGCTCAGCGCTTATGGTCGCATTACGCGTGCGCTCCCATTCGTCCACGGCTCTGATTGCTAATTCCAATTTGCGAATGTCTACGTCATTGGAACCACCCGCGACTACGCCTGCAACAGAAGGGGCGTTTTCGGGCGCTGGCTCCGCAGATACGTCTTCTACACCAGTCTGCCACCATTTCACGCTCTTTCCCGATGCGCGCGCCAGTTTCTCCAACGTCCGCTTAATAGGTTGGTAGTCCTCTGCCCCCCTTTGCACTGCTGTTACTAAATCCTTGGGCAACCCCATAGCTGCGGCCCAAGCATACGGACGATCACCCGCCTCGCGTAGAAATCGCTGTCGAAAACTCTCTGGCATTTGGAAACAACCCTCATAGCTAAGTTGCTTCCTCAAAAACGGGAAACAACACAAAGAAACAACCACAAAACAACTCAATAGAATCAATAGCTTAAAGCATTAACGCAAACTTTAGTTGTTTCTTTGGTTGTTTCTCTATTGCAGGAAACAACTTTACAACCTAGAATACACCTACTTACTTACCGCGAAAGGTTAGCAAATGAGTGTAGTCATACGTCCAAAAAAAACCGCTCCGGTCAACTGGCACCGGGCGGACATCATTGCAGCGCTCCACAAAAACGGCTGGTCTATGCGAGGTCTCTCGGTGGCCAATGGCCTCAGCGAACATACCCTTAAGACGGCGATGACCTCGCCATACCCGAAGGCAGAAAAGATCATCGCTGCGGCGATAGGCGTTGAAGCTGAGGCTATCTGGCCGGAGCGTTATGCAAAGCGCAATTTTACGCCTGTTTTAACGCTTGTCACCAATTTTCCCCGCACGTTAGCAACTGAAATGCAACTCGACGCACCAACTAGCAACTAAGCAACCACATGAGCAACTTAGTCCCATTAAAACCGCATTATGACGCTGAAACCTTAGCGTCGATGGCAATTCCAGGTCTCCCGACCACGCGTGCAGCGATGTTCAAGCGCGCGAAGGCGGAAGGATGGAAGTTTGTCGAGGTGCCGGGCAAAGGCGGACCTGGTGGTGTTCGTAAAGAATACGTACCGCCGGCCCATGTAATGGAAATCATTCGCCTGCGTGCCGCCGGTGCATTTCTGGCCGTTCATGAGCAAACTGTACCAGCGACCGTTAAAACGACGGTTCTTCCAGAGGCCGCGACGTTTGCGCAATCCATCGTGGCTGACTCCCGCAAGGGCGTGCTGGCAGCGTTAAACGGTCTGATGTCCCAAGGTTACGCTACGAAAAAAGCCGCCCGCATACTGCTCGAAATGGCAGAGCGTGATGATGCGCCTGCGCACTTGGTGAACATGCTCCGCGCTGCGCGCGATGGACGTGGCCGTCCGAGCGCTACTGGCCTGCCATCGGTCAGCAGTCTACTGCGCTTCGTGGAGTACGACCGCGCCGGGTCGCTGGCACCAAGGTTCCAGCAACGCGACATGAGCGTGCCAGCCTGGGCGCCGCTGTTCATGGAGTGCTACCAAAAGCCCGAAAAGCCAACGGTCAACCACGCCTACGAAGCTTTCTACACGCTCGCAGCATCGCGCGGTATCGACAAACTGCCGAGCATCTGGCAGGTGCGGCGCTTCTTGGACAAGGTGGGCAAGGTCTCCGTTGAAATGGGCCGGATGGGCGACCGCGAGTTGAAGACCATTCGGCCATTTATCCGCCGCAGCTTCAAAGACCTGCTGCCAACGGATGTTTATAGCGCCGACGGCCACACCTTCGACGCGGAGGTTCAGCATCCATTGCACGGCCGGCCATTCCGTCCCGAAATCACCAGCGTGGTTGACATTGCGACTCGTCGCCTGGTTGGCTGGTCGGTTGGTCTCGCCGAAAGCGCTTTCGCGGTGCTTGATGCACTCCGCGACGCGAGCGTTAAATCGGGCATTCCGGCGATCTTCTACGTCGACAACGGATCGGGCTACAAGAATCAGCTTATGACTGACACCGCCACCGGCCTGCTTGGCCGACTTGGAACGGAGATGCATAACAGCATTCCGTACAACTCCCAGGCGCGCGGCGTCATCGAGCGCTTGCATCAGACCATCTGGGTTAAAGCGGCGAAGGAAGTACCGGGCTACATGGGGCGCGACATGGACCGCCAAGCAGCGCAGGTGATCCACAAGCTCTCTCGTCAGGCCATCGCGCGAACCGCATCCGGCGGCGCCGTGGCAATGCCACTGATGGCCTGGGCAAGCTTCCTGGAGTTCTGCGCCAGCAAAGCCGGTGAGTACAACAGCCGGCCCCACCGTTCGCTGCCGAAAATTGCCGATCCGATCAACGGCCGCAAGCGCCACATGACGCCCGACGAAGCCTGGCAACTGGCGGTCGACAAGGGATTCCAGGCATCCGTGGTGACGGACGACGAAGCACGCCCACTGTTCAGACCGCAGCTGCTGCGCACCGTGCGCCGCGCTGAAATCGAACTGTTTGGCAACCGCTATTTCGCGCGCAGCTTAGAAGAGTTCCACGGCGAGCAACTGTCCGTTGGCTACGACATACACGACGGATCGAAAGTGTGGGTCTACGACGCAGATGGACGGTTCATCTGCACCGCAGAGCATAACGCAAACGAACGTGCATACATGCCGGCATCTGCGGTGGACAAAGCGCGTGACAAGCGCGCGGCCGGCCGAGAGCGCCGCCTGGAGACGAAGCTGGAAGAGGTGCAGCTGGAGCGCCGTGGCGCACCAGCGCTGGAGAACATGGAGAGCGTCCACATTCCTGGATTCATAAACATCGACCGCGACCAGCTGGCGCAGCGTGCGCGTGATCTGGTGTTCAGCCCAGCGGCTGTACACGCGGACGTCGAGGTCGTCGAAGTACGGGAAGTATTAGCCGCGCCGGAGTGGTCGGCGCCAACCGAACCTCAGCACCGCTATGCCGAATGGCTGCGCATTTCAAAACTGGAGGAAGGAGAACTATCTGAGCGTCAAAAAAACTGGAGGCAGTCATACACGACCACCTCCGAGTTCCGAGTCTTTAGCAAGAAAACTGCCTAACAATCCGCGCTGCCGCCAGCAGCGCGAATAACAAGAAAGCATGAAATTATGACGAACATCAATCCGATGGTCAATCGCGTAGCACAAATCTCAAATCTCGACCTGGTCGCAATCGCGGCCGACAAGCTGCTAAATCGCGTCGACGGCCTGCCAGGCATGGGCGTGATCTACGGTGAGGCCGGCCGGGGCAAGACCTTCGCTTGCTCTGCCCTGGCCAACCAGGCGCGCGGCTACTACGTCCAGCTGAAGAGTGCATGGAACCGTAAAGCGATGCTCGAAAAGATTCTTTTTGAAATGGGCATCAAGCCGATGTCCACCATCGCCGGCATGCTGGATCAGATTTGCGAGCAGCTGGCCGCCAGCCGGCGTCCGCTGATTATCGACGAATTCGACTTCTGTCTGCGGTCCGACAGCATGGTCGAACTGGTGCGCGACATCTACGAAGGGAGCCAAGGAACGCTGATCCTGGTTGGCGAAGAAATGCTGCCCCACAAGCTCAAGAAGTGGGAGCGTTTTCACAGCCGCGTGATGGCATGGATTCCTGCAATGCCGGTCTCGGTCGACGATGCCGCGAAGCTGGCGCCGATCTACTGCCCTGGTATTGAAATCGCCCATGACTTGCTCACGCATATCGTCGCACAAGCGAATGGCTCGGTCCGCCGAGTCTGCGTGAATTTAACGCTGGTTCACGAGCAAGCAAACCTCAACGCAGATTCCAGTATGACGCTCAAAAGCTGGGGTGATCGGGAACTGTACACCGGCGAGGCGCCTAAACGCCGCGCTGCATAAGGAACTAGAAACAAATGGCAGCAACCTATAAAAAACGCGCACCGGCACACGTAGAGATGACCGGTGGCAAAGGCTCCCGCCAACGAGCATGGGAGCAAGTCCGAAAATTTGGGATCAACAAAGGCTTTACTACCGAGCAGCTGAGCATCAAGACGAACATCGAGGCCGGCACACTGCAAACCTATTTGCACGCTTTGACGATGGGCGGCTTCCTGGAGGCTAAGGACATTTCGACAGGCGCCGTACCGCGCAAGCATGAATGGAAGCTTATTCGCGACAACGGCGTCGAAGCGCCGCGCCTCACCAGAGAGGGCAAGCCGCTGCAGCAAGGCATGGGGACCGAGGCCATGTGGCGCTCCATGCGGATCATTGGCGACTTCAATTACCGGGAGCTGGCTGCCCACGCCAGCACCTCCGGCCAAGAGGTCAAGGATGGCACGGCAAAAGCGTACGTGATCATGCTGTATGCGGCAGGCTACCTCAGCCTGACAAAGCCAGCCAAGAACATGGTCAACGGCGCCGCCCGTTACCGCCTGGCGCCAGGCAAGTACACCGGGCCGCGTCCGCCAATGATCCAGCGTACCAAAAGCGTCTACGACCCGAACCTTAACGAAGTGGTATGGCAGCAGACGGAGAAGAACCATGATGACCTCTGATCCACGCTGGCTTAGGCTGCTGCGCGCCGAAGCAGACAAGACCAGCATCGGCCGCGCCGCGATTCGCGTCGGCTATTCCAGGACCGCTGTTAGCCAAGCCCTCTCTGGAAAGTATCCAGGTGACATGGCCAAGTTGGAGCGCATGGTGTTAAACGCACTCGAACTGCCGATGGCAGTTGCCTGCCCACACCTCTTACTCAACCTGCCGACGACAATGTGCCACGGCTTCTCGTCCAAAGCGGCGCCAACACACAACCCCGTTCAGATGATGCATTGGCGCGCTTGCCAGATCTGTCCGAATAAGAGTGATGCCACATCCAGCAGTCAAGACTAACAGCAGCACGTAGGAAGCACCTGATGAAGATTTGCGAGTACATGAAGGAACCCTGGTTTGCTTCTCTGACGCGAGAAGTCCAGGCCAGCAACAAGACGCGTGTAGCGGATCAAATGGGCGTCAATCGCTCAACGCTGTCCGCAGTATTTAACGGCCTAGGTGAATATGGAAAGGGCAAGGCCAGTACCAAGAAGTTTGAACGCCAGTTCTTAGGCGCATTCAATTTGCTCGTTTGCCCGTACAACAGCGCCAATGTTGGCGATGCGATTTGCCGCGAGCGTGCATTGATCCCGGCACCGATTCACAACCCAGGCGCGATGCGCCATTGGAAGGCGTGCCAGCAGTGTGCCTTCAAGCCACGACCAATCCCAGAACCCGCGCCTGCAGCGCCTAAAGCAGTTTCCTTGCCGCTCGCACCGCGCTTTAACGGCGGAAAGGCCGCCAGCGGAGAGGAAGCATATCAGGAAGGCTGGGACTGCATCGGTGGACCGAACGATAACCCCTACACCGTCGAGGATTCGCGAAGCGACTATTGGGACTTGGGCTATGCGCAACGCCGGGACTTCGACCGCAAGCATCGCGCTCGCCTCAATGCGCCTGCAGCCACAGCCTCACCCGAAAAGCCACAGCAAGCAGGCGTTATCGACAAGGTCACCCTTGCCTTGCCAGAAGTCGGCGCACCGCAAGCGGCGGCGCTCGGTGAAGTCATTACGAAGTTTAAAGAATAGGAGCAGACGTGAAGGTACTCAAGATCATCCAGACGTTACGGATCGCATTCATTAACTGGGAACTCCGTCGGCTGGAGGCACATCGCCGCCGTACGGTCGCTGAATTCATGCTCGCGGTCGACGACGGCCGGCGCGCCGCGCAGGACTTGTACTTCCAGCGCGGCCACTACATCGCGAATCGGAGGGCAGAGTTGGAATCCAAATTACGCGAACTTAAAAAGGAACTGAAAGCATGAGCTGACGTCGCTGGCGTTGTAACGCCAGCATAGACCATATATTTTTTAACGCAAGGGAAAGGCAACACATGAATGCACCAGTAAAAAGTATCGATGTGCCGGAAGGCTTTCGCAAAAACGCACAGGGCCACTTGGTTCCAGTCGATGCCATCAAGCCGATTGACGCGGCGCGTGACGAATTGGTGATGGAATTAATCGACGCTGCCAAGGCGCAGCACGAAGCGCTACGCATCTTCAAGGAGCGTGTATTTTCCGACGTGAAGGCATTCGTCGTGCTCTCTGCTGAGCAGTACGGGGCATCCGTCGGCGGCAAGAAAGGCAACATCACTCTCATGTCCTTTGATGGTCGCTACAAGGTCAACGTGGCGACTGCGGACAACATCACTTTTGACGAACGTCTGCAAGCCGCGAAAGCACTGATCGACGAATGCGTTCTGGACTGGAGTAAAGACAGCAATCCGCAAATCAAGGCACTCGTCCAACAAGCCTTTGACACCGACCGCGAGGGCAAGATTAGCACCGGTCGCGTGTTAGCTCTGCGTCGCCTGGACTTCGATGATCCGCGCTGGCAACGCGCGATGCAAGCCATCGGCGAATCGGTCCAAGTTGTAGGCACCAGCGAGTACGCACGTTTTTACGAACGCGTCGGTAGCTCCGATGAATACAAAGCCATTTCCTTGGATGTGGCAAAGGTATGACCACTCATCTGCAACCACAGGCGGCGTGGTGCTGGGCGTCCGGCGTGATCGAGTTCGGCGCAGAAACCGAAGTGCCGGAGGACAGCATCCTCATCGCCTACGGTCCGAAAGCGCATCTCTTCAATGAGGTATCAATAATGGCACGGCGCGGTCGGGGTGCCAGCGAGGGACTGTTGCTGGTTCCCGGCGTGCCCGAAGCTGCAAACCAGCGTGCGGGTGCAGATGCCTTGGCGAAATGGCTTGAATGGTGCGCAAAGGGGAACGGCCGTGCCAGTCGGCATGGCGTTAAGTTCATGACCGAACGAGCAGCACATCCGGTCTGATCCATGCGAAACCGGCCAACACGGCCGGTCTGCCAGACGTGGTTGTCTGGTACTGATGAGCAGCCAAGAGGAATGAATGAAACTTAGCAAAGAAGAGAAAGAAAAACTCATATCGGAGCTGTCCATGCCATGGGGTAGCGCCGACCTGAAGTGCGACGGTAACTTGATATCGTTGCGGGTGCGTCGCTACACGGAATTGACCTTCCGCGTCATGGCCTACATTAACGGTTACATGAAAGGTTCGTGGGTGAGTGGCCGCACTCCGGTGCCTGAGCAAAAATTCCTTCGCAAGTGCGTCCGCGCGAACGTGAGTGCTGCAAAGAAAGCACAGTTGGTGAAAGAGTTCGGCAAACGCATGATTGCGAAAAGCGAATATGTGAACGGGAGCTTTACCTACTACACAAACGATTGGAGCAGCGGAAAGGCGGTGATTAATCACCTCTTTAAGGTGTGCGATTCGATATCAATCGCGGCCGAGGCGGAGGTCGAGGCAATGCGCGCAGCGACGATTGAGGACGAAGTCAAAGGAGAGAAAGATGAGCGTAGCGTCAGCCTCCAAGCGGCGTCTGTCTGACCTGCGGCTTATTCACATCGCCAAAAAGCAGTTGAATCTGGAGGACGACGAATACCGCGCAATCCTTCAAGACGTGACCGGTAGCCGTAGCGCTGGCGATCTAAACGCGGAGCAGCGTCAAGCTCTACTCGACCGTTTTAAGAAAATCGGATTCAAGGTACAGAGCAAAGGAGCCGGACGCGTTAAACCGAAAGGAGGACAGGATCGGGCGCTGCTCATTTCCAAGATCGAAGCGCAGTTGGCGGAAGCCAAGCGTCCGTGGAGCTATACGGATTCAATGGCAAAGCGAATGTTCAAAATTGACCGCATTGATTTCTGCGAGCCGAAGGATCTGGAGAAAATCATCGCCGCTTTAAGTTATGACGCCAAGCGGAATGGACGAAAGGAGGCGTAGTGAATCATTTACAGCCGGATCAGGTTACGCTTGCCGATCTGCCACAGCAGCTACGACACATTACCGAAGTCGTTGGGCTGGCAGCAGCACTAACGCTGGTTAAACACTTTGGTGGCGTCCGGCTCTACGTACCCCTCGGTATGACGCAAGATCATACCCTGACTAGACTGATCGGGTACGAAGCAGCATGCAAGCTCTCCGCAGAGTTTGGCGGCATGAATCACTTCGATATTCCGCGTGCGGCTAAGGCACTTCGCGTCGTACGAAACCGAGAGATTATCGAGAAGTTCATCAGCGGAAATTCGTTGCGAACCCTTGCCTTCGACTACGTCATGACAGAAAGGCAGATACAAAAAATCTTAACGGAATCAGGAGTAAATAACGAAACGCGGCAAGCCGCACTTTTCTAAATCAGGGCGCCAATGGCGCCCTTTCTTTTTATTCGCAGCGACAATAGCCGCGCTTTCCTCTACCTGATTCGACCAACATGCCCACTATAAATCGCTCGCCACATCTTTGCCGTTCACACGTGAGTGCATCCTTTCAAACTCTGAAATTTCGAGTTTGGCGGCGTTATCATAGCTCGATTTTCCGTAGAAAAGATCAATCGATTGCCCGGTGAGTTTGTCGCTGCCGACAACTATACGGCAGAGTAGCGCCACTTTTGCAATCCGGGCGACCATGTCGGTCATTGTCCCCGAACGGATCGTGCCGGAAGAATCAAACTCAATAAGCAATGCGCCCATCGAATTAGATAGTCCTTTTACCTCGAGCCATAGCTCGACGGGCAGAATGACAGCTCCCTTTTCCTCCGCCTCGCAAAACTGCTTGACGTATTCTGCAATGTCTTCGCGCGCTTGTTCTATGTGCTCTTCAATATCAGACGACAGGATTGTCGCCAACACACGAACTCGCGATTGAAGATTGGCGATCTCCATAACTAACTCTAGCTGCTTTGCGAAGAGCGACTGCCTCAATGGGGCCGTCCTAGCTTTTGCTGTGAAGTAGTGACCAATGCTTCCGACGACTGCTGTTGCTATTATGCCGGTTAAGCCAACTATCAGTGTTACAGTGGCTTGCTCCATACATTCTCCTCATTATTGGATTATGCTACCTTGACTTGACATCCTCGACTCGCCAGCTCTCATCCGGTCAAGTCCAAGCTAGTTTGGCTTGTGCCACATCATATCTGGGAAGCCAAGAACTTAATCATTTTGACGATCGAAGCAGTAAAGGCGACATACCGCCCCGAACCACAATCCGGGGTTGGGTGCATTCTTTGTTCTTGACCAAACGGCAGAGGCAATGTACACATTGCGTTCCTACACTTTGGAGCGGAAAATGGAAGACTCATTTCAACGCAGCCGTGAGCACGCCGAAAAAATCAACGCCGAGGTTCAAAAATCGATAGCAGAACGCGCTTTGCAATCACTCAGAGAAGCGGCCAAAACAGTTGTGACGATTAACGGCGCGGCGGCTGTTGCCATTCTGGGATTCATCGGGGCCGTGGTAGGTAAGCTTTCGTCCACCGTTCCTTTGCAGATTCCTCGCCTTCAGGCCCCCCTGCTAATTTTTTCCTGCGGCGTCGCCTTGGGTGCGATAGCGCTCGTGTTCCAGCATTTGTACGAAGACAAAGACCTGTCGATTTATCAGCTTTCAATGAAGCAGCGCGATTACAAAGCCCGCAATGAATACCGAACCGCCGCGCTCGTGATGATCGGTCTCAGCGTTGTAGCCTTCGTGGCGGGTTGCATCGTCACGGCAATTCGCCTGTAGAATGTGCGGCCTTCGATAGTTGAGAGCGGGTTCCCCCCGAAGTAACTCAGCCTTAATTTGCATCTAGCGCGCGCGTAAGCTGCGAACGTGTTCTGTAAAGAGCCGTTCCACTTATTCAGCGCTAGGAGCATTATGAAATTCCTTCCTTGGTTTTGCCTCTGCCTGACGGTCTGTCTGGCCTGGCACTTCCGCAACCTCGTCGCCGCCGTGCGCGGCTTTATCACCGACCGTCTGCCTCGCATGTTTGAATGGCTGCTCGTCGCCATTTTGACCTGCGCGCTGGCTTTCCTGCTGTCGCCGCAACAGCTGCCAGTCAGCGTGTACAAGATTAGCCTGATCGCCGTCGCTGGCTGCATGGGCTACTGGCTGGACCGCAGCTTGTTCCCCTACGCGCGGCCCGATGCTTTCCTCGGCAGCGAAATCGAGCGCGAGTCCGGTGTCGGTGAACCTCTTTGCTTTGAACTGGACTATGAGCCGCCAAATGACTTGGTGTTCTGCGTCTCCATGCTTCGCCGTGCTGTGATCGTCGCCGCTGCCATGATAGCGGTTGGTCTGGGGGCCTAAGATGCGGCGCTCCCTCCGACGCTATGCCGCTGCACTGGTGACCACTTGTCTGTGTCTGGCTATTGCGCCTGGCGCCGCAGCGGCCGTCGCAGTACCCCGCAGCGCTCATGCCTATCGCGCCGAACTGACCCGGATCGCGCACAGCACTTGGGGCATGGACGCGCCAGTTCCAGTGTTTGCCGCGCAGATCCATCAGGAGAGCGGTTGGAACCCCGACGCCATCTCCAAGGTCGGTGCGCGCGGCATGGGCCAGTTCATGCCGGCGACGGCTTCCTGGTGGTGCAAGCTCGTCGGCCTGGCCGCCGGCGACTGCCAGCCGAGCAATCCCACCTGGGCGATGCGCTCGCTGGTCGGCTATGACCGCTGGCTGTTCGACCGCGTAGGCGGTACGTCGCTGTATGACCGCCTCTGGGCAATGCTGCGAGCCTACAACGGCGGCCTGGGGCATTGGCAGAAGGAAGCCAGTACCTCAGCCAATTTAACGCACAGCGCCGTCGACGCGCAATGTGGCCAGGCGAGTCGCGCGGCGGTGCATTGTGCCGAAAACGTCGGCTATCCACAGCGCATCCTGGAGAAGCTGCAAGCGGCATATGCCGGTTGGGGCACGGTTGTCACGGAGGATGCATGAGCGAAGCCCCCGTCGTCTCCCTCGGAATTCCCGGTCTGATGGGGATCGTAGTAGCCACCGCATTGCTCGTGGGCTGTGTGGTGGGCTACGCCGCCCACACCTGGACCCATGAATCCGTGAAGGACCAGCTGGCGACGCATCAGGTCAATGATGCCCGCGCCGATGCCGCCACCGCCGAAGCCGGCCGCGTTCGCCTGAAAGAAGCCGTCGCCCGCGCAAACAAGCTGGAGAAGGCGCTGGCCGACTCCGAAATCCAATACCGCAAACTCGCACAGGAGCAACGCAATGCCGTTAAACCGCATACCACTGGCCGCGTTTGTCTGGATGCTGGCGCTGTCCGCGTGCTCAACGCCACCGTCGCCACGCCAGGAGACGCATCTCATGGACTGCCCGGCGCCGACGTCGATGCTGCTGCAACCAGTGCCGCCGCTGCCACCGATCCCGACGTCGAAGAGTCGAGCGGCGAAGCCACCGACGACGACGTCGCCGGCTGGGCCATCAACGTCAAAGAGCAATACGGCGTCTGCCGTAGCCGGCTCCAGCGGCTGATCGACTGGTTTGCACCAGTCAATCAAGAACCACCAACAACGAACGCGAATACCCATGACTGATATTTCCGATACTGCCACTGCGCAGGAAGAACACGCGCGCGCCGTCGCCCTGGCCGCTCAACAGGCTCGCGCGAAGCTGGTCGGCAAATCGGCGGCCGACAGTGCCACCGAATGTGAGGATTGCGACGATGCGATCCCTCAAGCCCGCCGCGAGGCCGTCCCTGGCTGCACGCTCTGTGTCGGTTGCCAGACACAACGCGAGAAGTCGTTCTATGAGCGTTGACGTCAGCATCAGCCAGATGCTAACCGGCTGCTTCGGACTCATCTTGCTTTGCCTGGGCTTCTTTGTTCGGCAGTGGATGAGCCGGCTGCAGGCCGACCTGGACAGCGCGAAGAAGGCCCACAGCGAACTGGCGTCGCATTTCCATGACTACCAGCTGCAGTGCGCGCGCGACTTTGCCGCGAAAGCGGACGTCGCCAACGGCCGCCAGGAGATGGTCGAAGCAATGCACGAGGTCAGCCGCAAGGTCGACCGCCTATTTGACAAACTTGATATGAAAGCTGACAAGCAATGAGCGATACCAACATCACCAAGCAGCCAGAGATCAGCGAAGAACTTCAGCTGCTGCGCACTATCGCTAAGAAGGTGGACGGCATCGATGCCAGCATGGACAACATGAAGAAGCAGGCGGCCGCATACGGTGCCGCCGCCGGTGGTGTCTCCGGCGCTATCGCTGCGGTTGGCGTGATGATCGCCAAGGCGAAGCTGGGTTTTTAACGCATGGCGCATCCACCAGAAACCCGCGATAAGGTACGCCGCGCCTACGTCTTCGACCGCCTGTCGCTGGAGGTGGCTGCGATGAAATGCGGCGTCTCCTATGGCACGGCAAGCCGCTGGAAGTCCAATGCGGCACAGAGCGGCGACGACTGGGACAAGGCGCAGGCCGCCCAGCTGATGGCCGGGGGCAGTATTGAGGACATCGGCCGCCAAATGTTGGCCGGCCTGGTTACCCAATATCAGTCGAGCATGGACGAGATCAGCCGCAATACCGACCTCAAGCCGGCCGACAAGGTACACATGCTGTCCAGCCTGGCCGATGCCTTCAACAAGACCGTCTCGGCCTCCAAGCGCATCCTGCCTGAGACGTCGGAGCTGGCAACCGCCATGGAGGTGGTGCAGAAGTTGGCGGCCTTTGTGCAGCAGCGCTACCCGAAACACGCTCAGGCATTTGCGGAGCTGCTGGAACCGTTCGGCGACGAGCTGGCCCGCACTTACGGATAAATATGACTGAACAGCAAATTGTTCTGCTTGCAATTAAAGGCAGCATCGCGGACGTGCCACCGGACGTACAAGACCAAGTCTTTGGAGCATTGGCGGCGATTCGCGGCGCCATCGCTGCCTATCCTGGCGGCGCCGGCCAAATGGCCGTCGCCTTGGTTGCCGCAGAAATCGCCGCGCAATAGACCATGAAAAAGCCGAAACAGAAACTAAGCAAGAAAGACTTCCTGGCCAGCGTAACGGAGCTGGCCAGCGGCCTGCGCATGGCCATCGAAGCCCAATGCGATGGCTTTGATCCTAGCCCGGCAGCGATGCAGGAGCGACGCTTGGGCGCGTTCGCGTCGTTCAGGAAGTTTGCTCAGACTTACTTCCCGCACTACATCAAGCACGATCCGGCTACCCTCCACGATTATCTATTCGACCGCTTCCAGGAAGTCGTCGACAACGAGATCGGCGATCACGAAGCAGTCGCGGCGCCGCGCGGTCACGCCAAGTCCACCATCATCACGCAGATCGGGACGCTCTGGTGCATTTGCACCGGCCGCAAGCGATACCCCCTGATCGTCATGGATGCGCTTGACCAGGCGTTGCCTATGCTGGAGGCGATCAAGGCCGAGCTGGAATTCAATCCACGGCTGCTGCTGGACTTCCCTGACGCCACTGGCCAGGGCCGTGTCTGGCAGGTCGGCGTTATCGTCACGAAGAATGACGTCAAGGTCGAGGTGTTCGGTTCGGGTAAGAAAATCCGTGGCCGGCGCCATGGTCCGTACCGTCCAGACCTGATCATTGGCGACGATCTGGAGAACGATGAGAACGTCCGCAGCCCTGAGCAACGCGATAAGTTGTTGTCCTGGGTGAACAAGAGCTTGCTGTCCTTGGGCGCAGCTGATGACAGCATGGACGTGTTTATCATCGGCACGATCTTGCACTATGACTCAGTGCTGGCGCGCTTGATCGGCAACAGGCTATGGCGCGGCGTTAAGTTCCGCGCCGTTGAGCAGTGGCCGGATCGCATGGACTTGTGGGACACCTGGGCCGAGCTGCTGCTTAACGCAGAGCCAGGCGAAGCAGAAGCGTTCTATGCCGCGAACAAAGCGCTGATGGAACGAGGTGCCAGGATCTGCTGGCCGAGCGGAACGACTTTCTACAAGCTGATGGTCAAGCGTACCCGCGACGGCAAGTCGGCATTCGACTCCGAACAGCAGAATGATCCGGTCAGCGGCGAGGATGCTCCCTTTGCCAACTGCATTCAGTTCTGGGTGAACCGCCTCAATGAATGGGTTTTCTACGGCGCCTGCGATCCGTCCCTGGGCAAGAAAGGCAAGTCGCGCGACCCCTCGGCGCTGCTCATTGGTGGTGGCAATCGGGTGACGGGCGTGCTGGACGTAGTCGAGGCCAAGATCGCCAAGCGCGTGCCCGACAAGATTATTTCCGACATCATCACGCTGCAGCGCGAGTACCACTGCGTCGCGTGGGCCTTTGAGGTTGTCCAGTTCCAGGAGTTCCTGCGCACAGAGCTGGTCAAGCGCAGTGCCGCCCAAGGCATGCCAGTGCCGGCGATTCCTGTCACCCCGCACGAAGACAAGATTCTGCGGATTGAGGCGCTGCAGCCGCACGTGGCGAACGGCTTGATCCGCCTCCACCCTTCGCAGAACACGTTGATGGAGCAGCTAAAGCACTTCCCGATGGCAGACCACGACGACGGTCCTGATGCGCTGCAGATGCTATGGGCGATCTTCCTGGCCCGCATAGGCGGCATGCGCGGCCGCTCCAGCGGCCGGCGCCGCTCGTCGTCGAATACATCGGATTACGTGAACGCCTAAGCCGGCAAACACACCGTTAAAAAATAACAGGACTGACCATGACCCAACCAGACAAAGCGGCGCTGACGACCGTCATCGCCACCAGCCAGCGCGACATTACCATCCCTCAGTTTGCGGGCATTTTGACACCACAAGATGACACGCTGCTGCAGCGAGGTAACGGCAAGGGCTTGAAGATTTACGACGACATCGAGCGTGACGCGAAGGTGTTCTCGTCGCTGCAGAAGCGCAAGCTAGCTGTCATCGGCCGGCCATGGCAAGTGGACCCGGCGTCTAAGAGTGCGCGCGACGTCGCCGCCGCCCAGATGGTGAAGCGCAATCTGATGCGCATCAACTTCGATACCGTTTCGCTCAATAGCCTGGACGCCATTCTTAAAGGCTTCTCGGTGGGTGAAATTGTTTGGGCTGTCGAGGGCAACGAATACATCATTAAGAAAATCCTGCCGCGCAACCAGCGTCGCTTTACCTTCGACATGGAATTCAACCTGCGGATGCTCACCTGGGGCAACATGATGACCGGCGAGGCGCTGCCGGAGCGCAAGTTTATCGTCCACACATACGGCGGCAAAGACGGTAGTCCTTTCGGCCTCGGTTTGGGCACACGCCTGTTCTGGCCGGCCTTCTTCAAGCGCCAGGATATCGCAGCATGGCTTGTGTTCCTGGATAAATTCGCTTCCCCGACCGCAGTTGGTCACCATGCGCAAGGCGCATCGAACAAGGAGATCGACGACCTGCTGGCCTCGCTGGACGCGATTGCTCAGGAAACTTCCATCGCAATCCCTGACAACATGAAGGTGGAGTTTCTGGAGGCGGCGCGATCCGGCGGCAGCGACGCTTACGAGCGCATGGCGCGTTACATGGATGAGCAGATCGAAGAGATTGTCTTGGGTGACAGCGGCGGCAAGAGCGGCGGTGGCGCCCTGGCCGCTGCCGCAATCACCAAGAAGGAAGTCCGTATCGAGCTGGTCAAGGCCGATGCGGATCTGCTGTCCGACAGTCTTAACGCGACGGTCGCGCAGTGGCTAGTCGACCTCAATATGCCAGGCGCGGGAGTGCCGCGCATCTCGCGGATCGTCGAGGAGCCGGCGGACTTGAAGGAACGTTCCGAGCGCGACCTCAATATCTCAAGGGTTGGATACCGGCCGACGTTAAAGTCGATCCATGAGACCTATGGTGGCGAATGGGAAGTTGTTCCTGGTAAGAATGCAGCATCGGCTGGCGCCCCCAGCTCGGCGCCGACTGAAACGGAATTCGCCGAGAGCGACCTCACGCGCCTGGCCGGCCAGATCGCGCTGGAGAAGGCGCTCACCGATACGGTCGACGGCCGCGCACAGAAACTGCAGCCACTGGCCAGCGCCTTGCTGGCGCCCCTGATTGAAGCACTGCGAGGGGCAAGCTCGTTTGAGGATGCATTTAACGCTGTGGCCGAGGCATTCCCGATGATGGACAGTGACCAGCTGCAGCAGCTGCTGGGCCAGGCAGAGTTTGTTTCGCAGCTGGTCGGCCAGGCAGATGTGCCTGGTCAAGACGACTGATGAAGGCCACCGATATCCGGGTGGCGTTCAACTTGCCGCCGGAGCGCGCCATCTCGTTCCTTGGCGCCAAAGGTCTTGTCACCAGCGGCGGATGGCAGGAAGTGTGGCAGGAAGCCCACGCCCGCGCGTTCACGGTTGCCAACTGCACAAAGCTGGACGTGCTGCAGGACATCCATGATGCACTGATGGACGCCCAGAAGAACGGGACCACGTTCTCGACGTTTCAGGACCGCCTCACGCCGCTCCTGCAGAAGAAAGGCTGGTGGGGGAAAGCCATCGATCCGACCACCGGCGAAGTGACCGCCACCTATCCAAACTCGCTGCGGCCAGTGCAATACGGCTCGCCGCGCCGGCTAAAGACGATCTTCGATACGAACATCCGTACGTCTTATATGGCGGGCAAGTTTAACGCTTTCACCGAGTCAGCCGACACGCACCCGTTCTGGATGTATACCGCCATCCTGGACAACCATACCCGCCCCAGGCACCGCGCACTGCACGGTCGCGTGTTCAGCGCCGACGACCCGATCTGGCGCTATATCTGGCCTCCCAACGGGTTTGGTTGCCGCTGCACGGTCATCAATATGCGCAAGTCGACCATGGAAGCCCAAGGCTACAAGCTGTCGGATTCGCGGGAATACACCGAACAGGTCGAGGTTCCAATCTCCAAGCGCGACCCTAGCGCTGGCATGACGACTGTCACTCGGATCAAGCTACCTGGCATGGACAAGTCGTTCCAGACCGATCCGGGCTGGAACGCGAACCAGGCAATGGCGGCGTACCAACCGAAGCTGGATAGCTACAACTACCAGGTAGCGCGGCAGTACATCCGTGGGACGATCAAGGGACCGGACTTCCAGCGCTTCTTCGCCGGCAAGTCTCAGGAGGATTTCCCTGTCGCGGTGCTGAAGCCGAGCGATGTCGCCGCCATCGGCGCGCTGAGCCAGACCGTGTATCTGTCTCAAACGTCATTGGCTGAACACCTGGCTAAGCACCCGGAGATTGGCCTGGAGGACTACCAGAAGATCCCGGAGATCCTGGATCGTGGCGCTGTATATAAGCAGGGGGAAGATCGCCTGGTGGTGCTGCAGCTGGACGGTGTCCTGTACCGCGCCGGCCTCAAGCGAACGAAAAGTGGCCTAAAGAACTACTTTTTAACGCTGTACCGCACCAACGATAAGGCGGCAGAGCGATCAGTAACAAGCAAGTTTGAGCGCCTGCGCTAGAGGGAATGAGGGCCAGTCGCGGGGGCGCAATCCCGCAAGGTCTCATCAACCACACGATCAACTGTGCAGAAGGACTCGGAAGCATTCCGAAGACTGGCAATCCCATTATAGGGCAACTCGATGACCTTTGAAATAAATGTGGACATTGGCGCAGCCGACGCCGTGCTGCGGGAAGCGGCGGCCAAGCTGCAGAGGCCGGCGCCGCTCATGCGAGCCATTGCCACGGAGCTGGCCAGCATCACGGCGCTCAACTTCCTGGCGCAAGGGCGGCCGCACTGGCTGGGCCTGAAACATCCGTCCGCCAGGCGCACGAATGGGATGATCCTGCAAGACACCGGCCGGCTCCGTGACTCCGTCACCCCCTTTCATACCGACGACTCGGCGGGCGTGGGCAGCAACCTGGTGTACGCCGCTATTCAACACCTGGGCGGCCAAACTCGGCCCCACACGATCCTGCCCAAGAACAAGCGCGCGCTGGCATTTAACGGTCGCGTTGTGAAGAAGGTGAATCACCCCGGTTCCAAGCTCCCAGCCCGTCCGTTTTTACCGATGGGTGCGAACGGAGAGTTGCAATTTGAGGCCGAAGTAGAGCTTAGATCGATGGCGCAAGAATACCTCCGCAGCGCTTTGGAGACTTAGCCCCCGGCTGTAGGCGGCTCGATAGGAGCAAGCGGATGTGCTGTTACGTAATCCGTCAAACTGTAATAATCAACCGCTTCAGGCCGGCGATATTTCCGATTCTCCTTGTAGTATTCATAGTCTATGACAAATGGCTCCAGCCACATCAATTGGTTATTCTGTAGGCCCGCCAGCGCGTCACGGACTTTTGTCACGGTGGGCGGCACGTAACCAATGCGGCCTGTAGTTAGTGCTGCCAGCCGTTCCTTTACGACTTCGTTTTTTATGTGGGCGCGGTCCATTGCGTCAGCAATAAATCTTATGTGATCGACATACTGGTAGTTGTAGTAGTCTTTGAATTGATCGTTGATTTCGTCGTCGTCAATCTCTAGCGACTTTGCAAGAGCCTCCAACTGGCTTATTAGCTTGTGTTCCTTTTCCCTACCGATCCCATGCCATCTGCCCGATTGAGCAATGTTCGCGGCATTAGTCAGCAGCAAAGGTCGGGCGAGGTTCTGCAAAGAATGCAGAGTCGCATTGGCTTCATCTAATACGTCACGCATCTTTGCTTCGAACCCTGCTCCTTTGAAGCTTTCCAGTTTATCTATATGGGCAAACGCAAGTGCGATTGCGCAAGCAACGGTCGCAATGGTCATTTCCGTCGGTTTGCCTAAGTATCCGAATACAGCCGGCACGCCGATCAGTGCGGCTGTTAATACAAAATTAGTCACGCCAGCTTTCGGCGACTTCGAACTCATTTTCTTCTCCTAACGTGGCAGGTTCTATCATGGATGGTATATTTGCAACTGAGCTTATCTGAAACGACGGCTGCCGTGCAAAAAAAGATGCGAGGGCTTGCCACGCTACCTAAAATCTTTGGGCGAAGCTCTTAACGGGCATTTAACGGGGCTGGTACGGATTTTTTTCCGGACATCAGACTGCGGTGGACGCAAATTAGTCTGCCTTGTCATCAGACGGTGTATTCCGGTATCCTAAAAAAGTAGATCGCAGCACCTCCCCCCGAACCCCATCCGCCTTAACCGGATGCTGCCGCCAACCCACAATGGCGGCATGAACACTATCCAAATCTTCAAACCCGGCAAGCACGTCGCTGCGAGCGGTGGCTCTTTCAACTTCTCCGAATCCGATGTGACGGCGACGGTCGCGGCGTACGATCCGTCCCTGCACGAAGCCCCAGTCGTCGTCGGCCACCCGCGCCACGACTTGCCTGCCTATGGCTGGATCAAGTCGCTGTCGTTCGCCGAGGGCGTCCTGAGCGCCGAGCCGCAGCAGGTCGACCCGGCATTCGCCGAGCTGGTCGATGCTGGCCGCTACAAGAAGATTTCGGCCAGCTTCTATCACCCGGACTCCCCAAGCAACCCAGTGCCCGGCGTCTACTACCTGCGTCACGTTGGCTTCCTGGGCGCCCAGCCGCCTGCGGTCAAAGGCTTGCGCAATCCCGAATTCAACGAATCGGAGGAGCAGATCGTCGAGGTCGAATTCAGCGAACAGGGCTACGCATGGTCGGCCATCGCCGGCCTGTTCCGGTCGCTGCGCGAATACGTCATCGGCAAGGACGGCGCTGAAAAGGCGGATCAGATGATCCCGAACTGGACGATCGATCAGATCCAACGCACTGCCACGGAGGTACAGGAAGCCGAAGCCAGCGCGGGCGCCCCAGTCCCAGCATTTAACGAACCCACCACCACCCCGAACGAAGGAGAAGTAATGTCCCTGACTCCCCAGCAGGTTGCTGATATGCAGGCCGAGAACGAACGCCTGCGCAATCAAGTTGCCCAGGCGGGCGCCCGCGAACAAAGCCTGGCGGCCCGCGAAGCCGACCAAGTGCGCCGTGAAAACGTCGCTTTCTGCGAATCCTTGGTCGCCAGCGCCCAGCTGCACCCGAACCTCAAAGATAACGCCGCCGCGCTGCTGACTGCGTTGGCCAGCGCGCCGGCCGGCGCCGGCCAGGAGGCCGTAGTCGAGTTTTCCGAAGGCGGCCAGTTGCAACAACTGCCGGTGGCCGGCGCCCTGAAAGCGCTGCTGCAGGCGCAGCCCAAAATCGTGGAGTTCCAGGAAGTAGGCAACGAACGCGGCCGCGTGCCGATTGCTGAAGACCCCAATGCGATTGCCAACGCTGCTGTCCAGTTCCAGGAATCGGAGCGCGTGGCCGGCCGCATTATCACCACCGCGCAGGCGGTCAACCACGTCCTGGGCAAGTAAAAGCGGCCTCGGCCGTTCGCCCCCCCTCATATATATATAGGAGCAACGATGAATCTCCAGTTGGCAAAAAACTACCAGGCGGAGGCGGTGATCCCTCCCTACCGCCTCGTCAAGTTCGGTTCCCTCGATGACCGCGTTGTGCCAGGTGCGGCTGCGACCGACCTGCTGATCGGCGTGACCACCGACATTGGCGCCGCCATCGGTGAGCGCTGCGACGTCCAGTTCGCGGAAATCGCCATGGTGGAAGCCGGCGCGGCTATCACTCGCGGCACCATGATCACCTCGGACGCAGTCGGCCGTGCAGTCGCAGCGGCGCCTGCCGCTGGCGTCAATAACCGCGTCGTCGGCTTTGCGCTGGAAAGTGCCACCGCAGCAGGCGACGTCATCCGCTTCATGCAGTCCATCGGCCAGATCCAGGGCTAATCACGTTGCTGGCGCGCGGGCGCCAGCTTAACTCCACTTCTATATAACAGGAGCATCAATGAGCACCACTGCATTTCCGATTAACCCGGAGTTGACCGCGATTGCAATCGCCTGGCGCAATTCGGCCGACTCCCTGATCGCTGACCGCGTGCTGCCGCGCGTACCAACCGCGATGCGCTTCAAGTACACCAAATACGACATCGCGCAGGCGTTCACGCTGCCAGGCACGAAGGTCGGCCGTAAGTCGGAGCCGAACATGGTCGACTTCGGCGGCACCGACGTTACCGATGAGTGCGTGGACTACGGCCTGGACGATATGATCCCGCACCAGGAACTGGTGGCGTGGGAACAGATGGAAAAGCCAGCGTCGGGCGGTCCAATCGATCCGCGCCAAATCAGCACCATGTTCCTGACCAACCTGGTGCTGCTGGACCGCGAAGTGCGCGCGGCCAATCTGATCTTCAATCCGGCCAACTACAACGCTGCCCTGCAGCAGACGCTGTCGGGCACGTCGCAGTGGAGCGACTACGCAAACAGCAATCCGATCAGCGCCATCCTGTACGCACTGGACCAGCCTATCGTTCGCCCTAACAAAATGACCATCGGGCGCGCCGGCTTCACGGCGCTGCGCCAACACCCGAAAGTTGTGCAGTCGGTCTATAAGTCCGCGCAAAATGCCGGCACGGTGTCGATTGACCAGCTGAAGGATGTGCTGGAGCTCGATGAGATTTGCGTCGGCGGTGCATTCGTCAATACGGCGCGTAAAGGTCAGGCACCGCAGATGCAGCGCACCTGGGGCAAACACTGCTCCTTCACCTACACCGACATTCAGGCAGCGCAGACCGGCCAGCCCACCTTCGGCTTTACCGCGCAGTTCGGCGGCCGTGTCGCAGGCAACATCGCAGCGCCGACTGTGGGCCTGCGCGGATCGGAGCGCATCCGTGCCGGTGAGTCGGTCAAAGAAGTGATCTGCGCGCCAGAAGCTGGCTACTTCTTTGGCAACATCGTCGCCTAAACCATAGCAGCGCGGGTGGTCAGCCGCCACCCGCACGCCATCGACAACTACAGAAAGGAATTGCTACTCATGGCAAAAGCAAAGGCCGGCACCGCGACCTACACCGTTAAATTCATCGTTACCCACGACGATAAAACCTACCCGCCAGGCGAACCGATCACCTTGACTGACGAGCAGGCTGAGCCACTGGTCAAACTGGGTTCCATCGAAGCCGGCGCTCCAGCGGTCGACGCCGAGCAGTAATCGACCATGTTCGCCACCCAAGACGATATGGTGCGCCGGTTCGGCTTGCGGGAGGTGATCCAGATCACCGACCGCGAAATGACCGGCGTCATTGACGCCCAGGTGCTGCAAGGCGGCCTGGCCGACGCGGACGCGGAAATATCTGGCTACCTCGCCAGCCGCTATACGCTGCCGCTGGCCGCCACGCCGCTCCTGCTGGTGGGCTACGCATGCGACATCGCCCGGTATCGTCTGACCGGCACTGACGTTGTGTGCACCCCAGACATCGAGGCGCGCTACAACCAGGCGATCAAGTATCTGGGCCAAGTGGCCAACGGCAGCATTTCCCTGGGAACCGATGCGAATGGCGCTTCTGTCGATGCTGGAGACACCACCAACGCGACTGTCAAGGCTCGCGCGGGCCGGCGCCGGTTTGACGGCCGCTCATTGTCGGGCTACTGATGATCGGCCAGATCGAAGACGCCATGATCGCACGGCTCAAGACGCTGCAGGTCGCCAGGTCGGTCGAAAGCTACGGCGGCCAGTTCGACGATGAAGCGTTCGATGTGGCGCGGGTGCTACCGGCCATCTGGGTGACTTTCGCTGGCGCCGGCAAACCAGAGCAGCGTGCGAGCGGTAAGTTTTTAACGCCCCTGACTTTCGCCGTCATGTGCGCCGCCAGAAGTGTCCGCAGCGAGCGCGCCAGCCGTCACGGTGGCCCAGCTGGGGAGATCGGCGCCTATCAAATGGTGGAAGCACTGATGCCGCTGTTTGCCATGGAAGACCTCGGTCTGCCAATCGACCACTTCCGCCCTGGCGCAATCCGCACGCTCTACAACACAAAGCTGCGCAGCATCGGCCTAGCCGTCTTCGCGCAGGAATGGCACACGAAGTACGAACACGTCAAACAACCTGGCGATGACGGGGAGATCCTGCGGATCAGCCTGGAGTACCGATTGAAGCCCGGCGACGACAAGACCGACGCATCAGACCTGGTGGAGCTGCCGCGTTAAATCAATCAACCTACCTCACCGGAGAAACTATGAGCACCATTGAAGTCATCGCCACGTCGGGCGTTAAAGTCCCGATGGAGGACAAGCCCAACAGCTACATCACCGACGAAGGGCCGGTTACGGTCGAGGATTCGACCTATTACCAGCGCCGCATCGGCGATGGCGATCTGAAGCCCTACAACGCAATTAGCAAAAAGGCCGCTGCCCGCGCTGCGGCCGATAACGCCAACGGAGGCTAAGCATGGCAAGTCCCAACATTTCGTTCAGTGCCATCCCTGCGAGTATTCGCAAGCCTGGCAAATATTTTGAATTTAACACCGCGCTGGCGGTTCGGACGCTGGCCGCGAACAGCCAGAAGGTGCTACTCCTCGGCCAACGTGTCGCCACCGGCCAGGTCAATGCCGGCGTGCTGGTCGATATCTTCACCGATATGGAAGCGGCCAAATACTTCGGCTACGGTTCCCAGCTGCACCTGATGGCCTCGGCCGCAATCAGCACGAACCCCAACATGGCGCTGCAGGCGGTGGCGGTCGACGATGCAGGCGGCGCCACGGCGGCAACCGGCACCATCACCATTGCTGGCGCCGCGACTGCGGCAGGCAGTGTCACGCTGAACGTGGCCAACGACGTCCTGACCGTTGCCGTGGCCTCGGCGGACACTCCGACAGTCATCGCCGCATCCATCGTTGCTGGTGTCACAGCACGTCCTGATCTGCCAGTATCGGCTGCAGCAGCAGGTGGCGTGGTCACACTGACAGCAAAAAACAAGGGTTCCCTGGGCAACCAGATCAAGGTCTCGACGGTGCTGACCGGCGTCACCGGCATCACTTCCACCGTGGTGGCCATGGCCGGCGGCGCGACAGACCCGACAATCGCGTCCACGCTGGCCACCGTGGCCGGCGCCGGCCACACCATCATCGCCACGGCATTTAACGATGCCACCAACCTCGCGGCGCTGCGCAGTCACCTGGACAGCGTCTCGTCGCCGATGGAGCAGCGTGGTGCGATTGGCGCCGCCGGCCACACAGGCACGCTGGCGCAGTCCACCACGCTGGGGACCGGCGTGAACGCCGGTCGTGTGTCGCTCGGCCTGGTGCCAGGCACGCTGTCGCTGCCTTATGAGGTGGCGGCCGCCTACGCCGGCCTGATTGCCTCGGAAGAAGACCCGGCGCGCCCGCTGAACGGCCTCGCGCTGGCCGGTATCGGCGTTATCCCCCTGGCCAACCGCTTGCTGCGCCAGGAGCAAGAAACCGCACTGGCCAACGGTGTGACGCCGTTTGAAGTTGGGCCTGGCGGTCTGGTACAGATTGTGCGCGCTGTGTCGACCTATGTCCTGGACCCGAACGGCATACCGGACATTTCGCTGCTGGACATCACCACGATCCGCACGCTGGACTACGTCCGCAAGACCATGCGGGAACGTATCGCGCTGCGCTTCCCGCGCGACAAGCTGTCGATGCGAACGCCGGACCGCGTCCGCTCCGAGCTGCTGGACGTGATGTACAAGCTGGAGGAGCTGGAGATCATCGAGAACGTCGAGCTGTACAAGCCAGGCTTGATAGTGGAGCGCGACATTCAAGACCCGAACCGCCTGGATGCCAAGATTCCGACCGACGTGGTCAACGGCCTGCATGTGTTCGGTGGCCGCATCGATCTGATCCTGTAATTTCACGGCGCGGCGGTGGCCTGCCGCCGCGTCGGCTAACCTCAATCTGGAGTAAATATGGCACTAACCGAATACGAGGGCGCAATCGTCCTGGAAGTCGACGGCGTGGAAATCGAGTGCGATTCCTTCGAGCCGACCATCAAGACTGGCCGCAAGCCGGTTAAAACTATGAACAGCACCGGCCGCTCCAAGGGCTTCTCGCGCGGCATCGAAGAAATCACCCTGAAGGTTTCGGTGCTGATCCCGCTGACCGGCGACATCAACTGGGAAGATATCGAAGGTGCAAAACTGACCCGCTACCCGCAAGGCGGTGGCGGCAAACGCGTCAGCTTCCTGGACTGCTATACCGTCGAGGTGGGCGAAAAATACAAGGTCGATAACGAAGCCATGCGCGACTTGACCATGAACTCCACCCGCAAGATCGAAGAATAACCCTCACCCTGGGAATTATTGAAAATGGAATTCTCCTCCACCAAAATCCTGCCGATTGGCTTCACGCACAACGGCCAGAAAATTACCCAAGTTACTGCGCGACCGGTCAAGGTGCGTCATAGCATTGAAGCTGTTGAAGAGCTGGGCGCCAACGTCTCCCAGGCGCGCCTGCAAATCGGCATCGAAGCACGCCAAGTACGCTTTGAAGGCGTTCCCGAAGAGGAATACAAAATCGACATGCTGCTCAATCTCGCCGATGCGGATTATGCGGTCGTCGTCGCTGCCATCGACGAGGCTGAAAAAAAGCAGAAGGCGCCGAAGCCCGCCTAAAGTGGTTGCGCCAGGTTCAGATCGTACTCGGACGAGTAGGGTTTGATCCTGGCGCCGTGCTGGGAATGACGCATGCCGAGCTAGTCTCCCACCTCTCCAATCTGGCGCCGAAAGGCCAAGGCCAGACTCCCGAAGGCAGCGGCAAGGTCATCAACCAGGCGCGTCGGCGCCGACAACAAAGACAGCAGGCCGGCTAAGCCGGCCCATCCTCCTAACTTCTAATCCTGCACGATGGCCACGAATTTAGAACTTGCAATGATTCTGCGCTGGCGCGCAGGCGAGGTGCGCACCGGCATCACCGGTCTGCGTACCGACGTCAATCGCCTGGGCGACAGCGGGCGCGCAGCCACAGATCGTCTAATCGACGGAACGCGCCGACTCACCACTTCAACCAGCGTACTCGGCCGCACTCACAGCCAGGTGGCGGGCGCGTCGCTCACCGCAAACGGCCGGTTGCTGACCTGGACGCAGCGGCTGGAAACAGCAAACCGCGCGCTGCAGCGCCAAGCCGCGCAGACGGGCCAGGTCGGCGCTGCAGCAGCTGATCGCATCACCGACCACAACAGGACCGCTGAGCGGGCCACGTCGCTTCTTGGGCGGGCATACGACGCCGTTATGCGCCGGATTTGGGAGCTGGGGCGCCAACGCCCTGGCGACCAGCTTGCGGCCAGCATGCGCGGCGCCCGTACCGAGGCGGAGCGAACCGCCGGAGTGCTGGCCCGGCTGCAGCGCGCTGGTCAGGCCGGTGGGAGTATGCTGGCCGGTGCGGCGGCGGCGAAGTTCATTCTGGCCAAACCCGTCAATGCCACCATGGATTACGGCATGCGCCTGGCTGGCATGGCCAACACCGCGTATAGCGACCGAGACGTAGCGGGCCGCATTGCGGGTAAGACCGAACTTAACACCGCCATCGAAAAGGCGGTGCGGCTGGGTGGCGGTACGCGCGAGAGCGCGGCCACTACGCTGGACACCCTGATTGCCGCCGGCACGCTGAGCGTGGACGATTCCAAAGCTGTTCTGCCAACGCTGACAAAAGCGTCCACGGCATCTGGCGCCGATCCCACCGAGCTGGCAAACATCGCTCTGCGCTCCATGGCCACCTTCAAGATCAAGGCCAGCGAGATTCCCAAAGTCATGGATATGGCGATCACCGCCGGCCAGGCTGGCGGCTTTGAGCTGAAAGATATGGCCAAGTGGTTGCCGCAGCAGATGGCTGCTGCACGGCTGTCTGGTATGTCGGGGATGGGCGGTCTGGCCAAACTGCTGGCCGCAAACCAAGCGTCGGTCATCACCGCCGGTTCCAAGGATGAAGCCGGCAACAACCTGGTGAACTTCCTGGCGAAGATCAACAGCCAGGACACGGCGCAGGACGCTAAGAAGCTGGGCATCGACCTTTCCGGTACGCTGTCGGCGGCCCGCGCAAAAGGGATTGACTCCCTTCAGGCGTTCACCTTGCTCACCGAAAGAACTGTCTCCCAGGACAAGCGCTACACCACCCTCAAGGATAAAGCGGCCAAGACCAAGGACGGCGACGAGAAGAAGGCGACCTACGAGGCGCAGGCGGATATCATCGAAGGTTCGGCCATCGGCAAGCTCATTCAGGACCGCCAAGCGCTGATGTACCTAGTTGCCGCACTCAACAACAAGGACTACCTCAAGGACGTTGAGGCGAAAGTCAACGCGGCGAAAGACACCACGGAGACAAACTACGCCGTTATCGCCAATGAAGCCGGCTTCAAAAAGGAACAGGCAGTTCAGGAAGGCGACATTGCCACCTACAAGGGCATGACCCAGCTGGACGGACCGCTGAAGAAGACCCTTGACCTGATGACCGAGACGGCGCGGGAGTACCCGAATTTAACGGCCGGCGCCAAGCTGTCCGCAACGGCGCTGTCGGCCCTGGCGGCGGCGGCAGGCGCGTCCGGTCTCATGAAGCTCTTGACCGGTGCCGGCGGCGCAGCGGCTAGCGGAGCAGCAGCTGGTGCGGCAGGCACTGCAGCCGGAGCTGCGGCGACCGGAGTCGGTGCGGCCGCCGCTGGCGCCACAGCACCGAGCTTGCTGGCTCGCTTGAGTGGCGCTGTTGGCAGTGGCGCGCGCGGCCTGATGACGACCGGCGCTTTCGCAGCTACGATGCCGGCCGCTAGTTTTGCGGCAGCTGCGCCAGCGGCGACGGCCGGCGCGGTGGTTGCTGCTGGCGCAGCGGGCTATGGTATCGGAAGCGTCATCAATAAGGCAACGGAAGGAACGGCGTTTGACCGTTTTCTGACACGCGCTGTCAACGCCGTATATGACGCTGTCACTGGGGAGAAACAGCACGAAGCTGTGAAACTCGTGCCCCGCGAACCAGTGGAGGTGAATGTCAAAATCACCACCGATAGCCACTTCATCACCGCTGAGGTAAGCCGCGAGCAGCAGCGCCAAGCGACTCGCAAGTAGTATTTCCCTACCGGTTCGGGCATCCCCCCGAACCCCATCCGCCTTATCTGGCCTCTTGCGCGCGCGTAAGCTGCGGGCATGTCTTGGGCCGAAAAACTTTTACCTGCTAGCTTCCGCGATATCGAATTCGACGTACAGTCGTTGAGCGATGAGACGCCACGTTCACTTGCGCGGCATTCTTATCCATATACTGATGGTACCGATATCGAGGATATGGGCCGCGACGAGCGCAAGTTCTCGGTGAAGGCTGTTCTCTGGGGCGATGACTATGAAGAGCGCCTGCAGGCGTTGATAGCCGCGCTGGATACGCGCGGCGCCGGCCGGCTGATCCATCCTATCTATGGCGTTATCGAAAGCGCACAGGTTAGAAACCATCGCGTCCACCACGATGCAGACAATGTCGACTACTGCACCATCGATATCGAGTTTGAAGAGTCCGTCAGTGGCGCGCCATTCTTCACCCGTCAGCTGAGTAGCCAAGCCGCCGACGCCATGGACGATGCGGCAGATGACGCGGAAAACGCAAGCGGCGGCGTTCTGATCGACGAGTGTGAGGAGCTGATCGGCCAGGCCGACCGCAACCTCAGTGTCATGAGTCGCATTAGCGCCATGCGTCAGAAAGCTGTCACGTTCCTGGTGGACGTGAACAATGAGGCGCATGAGATTCTGACCTCCATTACCGACCCGATCCGCAATGCCATGGGCTTCGTGCAGGACGTGACGGCGCTGGCGCAGACGCTCATCAGCCAAGTCCCTAACCAACTGGATGCGCTGCAGCGCCAGGCCGACATCACCCGCAATTCGGTCAACCGGCTCTTGCCGGCTGGATCGTCTACGGCCGTCGCGCCGCAGCCAGTCGCTGCTGGCAGCGACAGCGCCGCAGTGGCCGGCGAAGCATTTGCGCAAATTGACCGACTGTTCTCGTCCGCAGCCGTGCTGTCCACGCCAGTCGGCCAGGATTACGCACCTGGCAGTTATGACGCTTGGGTGGCCGCAGTAGCAGCTAGCGCTCAGACCGCAGCTGCCGGCGTCGTTCCGGCGTCCTCCCTCTATCCAGTCGCCCAGTCTCAGCTGGATGCTGACACCCAGGTGCTGCTTGTGCATATCGCCACGGTTCGCGCCACCACGAAGGCGCGCGTGGCCGCCGACGTCATGGCCGCAGAGAGCATCACGCCACTGTCCGCTCCCAGCCAGATCGAGCAGGTGGTGACGGCCGTCCGCGACTCTATCGAGGAAGCGATTGTCCAGGTGCGCGCGCGCTATGGCATCGAGCAGGCTCGCGCCATTACCGAACCGTTAAAGTCCCTCGCGATGTCCGTCCAAGAGGCAGGTCGCGCCGTGATCAACGCTCGCCCGGCCCTTGTTTCTCGCACGGTGGCGTCGCCGGCACCGCTGCGTCTCCTGGCGCACCGCTGGTATGGCGATCACTCCCGCGCGGTAGAGCTGCAGCGCCTGAACAATCTTCGACTGCCAAACGCCACGAACACAGGAGACAAGCTCAATGCCTATGCAAAATGATTTCTCCGCACAGGACAACGAAGCGCTGTTCCTGCTGGTAGGCGGCCAGGCGCACGCAGCCTGGGAGGCATACACGATTGACTCGGACTTGCTGACGCCGGCCGACGCCTGGCAGTTCGCGGTTTCCGGTCAAGGCAGGACACTGCCGTCCTATGTAATGGCGGGCGCCGATATGCAGGTCCGCGTGGGCAATGACCTGGTACTGACCGGCCGCATTGACCGAGTGCGCCGCGTGCTCAAGAAAGGTGTGCGCACCTATCAGATTTCCGGCAGGGACAATGCCGCGCAACTGGTGGACTGCTCCGCGCCTGTATTCGTCCGCAAGATGAGCACGCTGAAAGAGATCGTGACCAACATCGTTCGACCACTCGGCATCGCCAAGGTACGCATGCAGACGACGACCGAGACCACGCAGCGCGAGAAGATCAACGTTGAGCCAGGTGATACCGCTTGGGAGGTATTGCGCAACGCTGCCGAGGCGGAAGGTTTATGGCCGTGGTTCGACCCGGACGGCACGCTCGTGATCGGCGGCCCGGACTACACGACGCCGCCGGTCGCCGTGCTATCGGCCAATCCAGACGACTGCAACATCGAGAGCTTGGAGATCGATGACGATATCGTCGACCGTTTCTCGGAAATTACCGTGCTGGGCCAGACCCACGCGACCAAGGCCGAGGGCGGCAAACACAACCTCAAGGGTGTGGCGAAGGATACCGGCATCACCTGGTCGCGTCCGAAGATCGTGGTCGACCACGAAACCGACACTACCGAGCTGTGCAAGGACCGCGCCGCCAAGCTGATGGGCGACTCGCGCCTGCGCGCCTTCGAGATGCAGATCACCGTCAAAGGGCATCGGATCAACGCGCCTGGCCAGCCGGGCGACGGCATGCTGTGGCAGCCTGGCCAGCGCGTACGCGTCGTGTCCGATGCTGATGGCATTGACGCCATCTACTTCCTCATGGCCCGCAAGTTTCAACGCAGCCGGGGTTACGGGACCTCAACCGATTTAACGCTGAAGGAAGATGGTGTATGGATAGTTGAAGCTCACCCGCACAAGGGCAAGCACCGCAAAGGCAAAAACGCCCTAACCGGCGAGGTCATCATTCTGGACGACGTGAAATGAGCGTCGATACTGCAATGCGCGCGGTCAACCGCGCCCTGGGCAAGATTCGCCAGGCATTCCGCGCTGTGCTGACCACGGTCGACAGCACCACCCCAATCCAGCTGATTCAGGGCGATGCGTTGGCCGGCGAGCAGTTGCAGGACAACGAGCTGATGCAGCATTACGGCTTCACCTCCGTCCCGCTGCCTGGCACCCAGTTGGCGGTGCTGCCCATTGGCGGCAAGACCGCGCACGGCATTGTCATCGCCTGCGAGCATACCCAATACCGCCTGAAAGGTCTGCAGGGCGGCGAGGTGGCGATTTATGACGACCTCGGCCAGTTCGTGCACCTGACCCGCGAGGGCATCGTGGTCAACGGCGGCGGCCTGAAAGTCACCGTCACCAATACGCCGGAGATCGAACTGGATGCGCCGCTCGTCACCGCCACGAAAGACCTGAAGGTGGCCAGGAACATCAGCGCTGGCGGCAACGTCAATGCGACCGGTGCAATGGGTGCAGGCGGCAGCATCACCGCAGGCGCCGATATCAAGGACAAGGCCGGCACGATGGCCGGCATTCGGGACACCTACAACAGCCACAAACACGGCAATACGCCGACGCCAGACAAGAACATGTAATGGATATTTTCGTCAACCCTACAACCAGCGACTACCAGCTCGTCGACGGCGCTCCCTCACGCGATCCGATGGCCGGCCTGGCAAACGCGGCGTACTTCCGTCTGATGACACCGCTGGGCAGCTACTGGGCCGACCCTACGCTGGGTAGCCGGCTACACGAGCTGGAGCGCCAGAAGGATTTGGGACGTCACTCCGTCCTGGCCAAGCAATACGCGCAGGCCGCGTTAAAGCCGCTGATGGATGACGGTCGCGCATCGAGCATCGATGTCAGCGTCGCGCATGAGAAGGATGGGACCGGCGCTGGCCGCATCTACTTGGCCATTGTCCTGACGGCGGTGTCCGGCGAACAAACAACGTTCCGTCTCCCGTTAAAGGTCATCTAAGGGACTACTAGAAAATGACATTTCCAACACTGTCTTTTGAGCAGATCCGCGACGGGATGCTCCGCGACATTCTCAATCAGAATCCGCAGGCTGCGGTCGGCGCCGACTCCGATTTCCGATTGCGCGCAAACTCGACTGCCGGCGCAATTGAGGGACTTTACCAGGCGCTCGGATGGACCGCGCGCCAAATCTTTCCCGACACGGCAGATGAAGACCAGATGCTGCAGCATGCCGCGAAATACGGCATCTACAAGAAGGCGGCTACTGCGGCCACCGGCACCCTGAAATTCAGCGGCGTACCTGGTAGCACGATCAATGCCGGCGTGGAAGGAAAGGCGCTTGACGGAAACTCGTATGTAACCACGGCGGCCGGCATCATTGGCATCGGCGGCACGCTGGTCCTGGACGCTACCGCAGCCACGCTAGGCTTCGCCGGCAATCAGGCTGGAGGGACCAGTTTAACGCTGACGCAGACGCCGGCCGGTGTTTCGTCCACAGCGACAATCGTTGCAATGGCGTCCGGTACTGATATCGAGTCCAGCAGCGCGATCCTGGCGCGACTACTCGACCGCCTGCGCCATCCACCTGCAGGCGGCAACAAATACGACTACCGGCGCTGGGCGCTTGAGGTGCCCGGCGTGACGTCCGCCTGGTGCTACCCGTTGCGCCGTGGCATGGGCAAGGTCGACGTGGCCATCCTGTCGAACGGCCTGCCGGCCACGCGCGTGCTGCAGAACACCGTGCAGGCTTATCTGGAAACCGTCAACCCGGCCGGCGGCGACTGCCAAGTGTCGACGCCGGCTCTGGTGGTCGTCGACGTCGTGGCGCAGGTGACGCTCGCGGCCGGCGTGAGCCTGGCCGCCGTGATCGAGGCGGTACGCAGCGTCGTCAGCGCCTATATCGCTGGGCTGGCGCCAGGCGCTACGGTATTGCGTGGGCGCATCCTCGCCGCGATCACCGATGTTCCAGGTGTAACGGACGTCACTCTTTTATCGCCTACCGCTAGCGTCGTGACGCGGGTGGATGCGGCGAGCATCGAAATGGCAGCGCTTGGCGTGGTAAATCTTTATGTATAAGCATGCCGACTATCTGAAGCTGCTGCTGCCGGCGGTTTCCTACGATCCAGCTGCGCCGCAATTGTCGGCTGAGCTGGCCGCCGAGGGCCGCCAACTGGATGCTGTGCAGGCCAGTGCTGCCGCGCTGCTGCTGGAAATGGACCCGCGTACCACGGTGGTGCTGCTGGACGATTGGGAGCGCGTCTATGGCCTTCCAGACGAAGGTTTGATGGCTGCGACGACGGTCGAAGAGCGCCAGGCCCGGCTGGTCACGAAGGTGAATCAGACCGGTGGCCTGTCCAAAGCCTACTTCCAGACTCTGCTGGAACAGGCCGGCTATCAAGTAGTGATCGATGAGCCACGCGGGTTTTTCGCTGGTGTGAATGCGTGTGGGGACCGGCTGTACGACCCGACGAAGGTTACTTGGTACTGGCGCGTACGGCTGCGACGCAACGGCCAGGTTGTATCCCAGGCCGACCGCGGCCAGGTAACAGCTTGGCTGGATAGCGTTAAAGCAGCCTATTCATTTGTGGACTTAGAAGATTAAACAATGCAAAGAATCCAATCTCAAGACCAGCGATTCCATAACGGCGATCCGTTTAACGGGGTGCAAGGAACAGCGGTCACCGCAGAATTTCTCAATGCCTTACAAGAAGAAGTGTCGGGAGTAATTGAAAGCGCCGGCATTGCGCTGGACGTGACGAAGACCAACCAACTGCGGCAAGCCATTGCGACCATCGCAGGCGTGTCTACAACGCGTAAGGCTGGCGATTCAACCACCGCTGTCGCCACGGATGAATTTGTTCAGATTGCTACTGGTGGCATCGCCACGGTGGATTTGACCGGTGGTGGAGATGTCTCGCTTCTGCAGGAAGCCTGGGGACAAGCAATCATCGTTTTCACTGGCGTACTGGCCAACAACATCAATGTAATCGTTCCTGCGAAAGCTGATCAATGGGTGATCGTGAACCAGATGACAGGCGCATTTTCTCTTGGCGTTAAAACGTTAGCCGGTGCTCCATTCTACGCACTGCAAGGTCAGTCCTATCATTTGATTTGCGACGGCACCAACATACTTCCGGCCAATTCAGACCCCCGGATCATGCCAGGCTCGAATAGTTCTGCCTACGTCAACTCGCCCATCGTGCTGGTGGCGGGCACCTACGATATCGATACTGCAGCTGGCGCGTTTCCGATTGATCTGCCTCCAAATCCCAAACGCGGCACGTGCATCACATTGGTGGATACGAGCTGCACTTGGGGGACGCAGAGCCCGACGCTGCGCCGCAACGGCAAAACGATTATGAACATAGATGAGGACATGCTTATCAACGTTGAAGACATCACTTTTTCTATCTGGTTTAACGGTTCCACCTGGAGACTTAAATGACGCGTATCGCTGACTTCATGACGAATAACTTGTCCAATGCGGGCAATATTTCGAGTGGTCTTTCTTCGATTTTCACGACCCTGACCGCTGGCGAAGATATCGCGCAGGGAGATTTGGTCAATGTTGGCTCTGATGGCTTGGCCTACTATGCGGTGGACCCATCCGGGACTGCCACTGCAGCTGCGAAGAAGCTGCGGCCGCTCTCTAGCGCAGCCGTTACAAACGGTGTGTTATCGACCACGTATGCCGAGGTGGTACAGCCTGCCGCCGCAAATCAATTTGCGTTCATCCCATTGGCGGTTGGCTTCGCTTTGATCTGGGTACGGCCCACTGCCAGTGGAGGCAATCCGTATTTCGCCATTTACGGCGCCGATGCTGTGAGAACTAAGGCGCCCACCAGCTTGGAGAATGTTGACGCCAGCTATGGTGGTGTCAACCTCCGCGCCGTCAAACTTCAAAATGGGAACATCGTCGTTTGCTACGGGGCAGCGGGGGCCAATCCTCGCTACACAATCTTGGCGCCCAACGGAAACGTTTTAGTCGCTCCAACTGTCATTGAAACCGTGGCCGGCTACGCTGGGGGTAGCCTGACTACACTGGCAGATGGCGGCTTTGCCTTCGCGTATTTTTCAGGCAAGCTGCCGAAGTTCGCCCGTTATAACGCGAGCGGCGTTTTGCAAGGGGCGCTCACGCAGATCGATACCATTACGTCAAACCAAAGTGGCCTGTATGACGCCATTACTATTGCAGGACTGACTGGCGGCGGGTTTGTGGTGGCCTATCCGTTCTACGACGGCTCGACATCAACTTGCAAGTTCGGCCGCTACAACGCGGCTGGCGTGCTGCAAGGCGCCCTTGTGCAGTACGGCACCAGTGTCAATGCCACGGGATTGGCGGGTTTGGTGTGCGCGACAAGCGACGGCGGATTTTTGGTCACGCAGTCTTCCAATTCCACATTCACGCTGCAATATTCGCTGTACAACGCCGCTGGGCAAATACAAGGCGTTGCGACAACGCTCGATGCAAGCTGCGCACCTGGTACAAACAATGGTGTTGCTCTGATGCCGTTGAGCATCGGCGGCGTGATCATTGCCTGGGGAACTGGTTCGTCCGTCAACGTAAAGACTGCCGCAGTCAATTCAAGCGGCAATATCACTGGCACTGTTTCTACTATCGGACCGGGTTCTGGGCCATTGCAGATCACACCTGATGCCACCGGATCGAGTGGCTATCTCACCTACTCGGGTAATACACAGATCGCCAGCGTCGCATCGGTCACCTACGGCGGCGGCGGTGTCCCTTTGTACACAGTCGCAAATAGCAACGGCCTGGTAGGTGGATATTTCGCAGCGTATTCAGATTCGAGCAAGCCGAGCGTGAATTGCTTCCTGTTCGCTCATGCGGGTGCTGGCGCGCTGTACGTGGGATTCGATATCTACTACACGCTGCAGAGTCTCACTCTCACGGGCGTGGCATCAGCGGCCGCAGCAAAAGGCAACGCCGTTACTGTGCAATTTGTCGGCGCGGCTCAGCTCAAAGCGCAATTCAAGTCCCCACTCTTGATCAACGACCAGGCGAAAGCGCCACCAGGCCAAGCGATGTCCATTCTCGGCAACACTGCAATTATGAAAGGTATTTACGCGTGAATTATTTTTTGACGAACGGTAGTGAGCGCATCAACTGCGCCGATGCTGAGCCTTTTTTTGATGCCGAAGCGTCGTGCTGGCGTGCCGGTCACCTGACAATCTACGTGGCGAATATTGATGAGATGCGTGTGGAGCGACAGACGGCGCCAGTCGTTCCACCCGCTGTGACCCCCATCCAGTTCAAGCTGTTGTGGAATAGCGCGGAGCGTGTGGGTATTGCGGTTGTCAGGAAAGACAATATGGCGGTCGACGATTTTATGAATTTGGTCGATCACCCGAAGCTCACGGAGGTGGATATGGCGCTGCAGTCCGTGCAGGACGCGATTGCTTACACCCTCGGCTGCTTGGCTGCAGGCGGCTTCATCTCTCCAGGAGACATCGAGAAGCGCACCGCGCAGATTCTGACTGGAGTGCTGCGGTGAGGCGCGTCATTGCTCTGCTCCTTATCTGGCTGGTCTGCATCATCGCAAGCTGCGTCTCAGCGTTATGGATGCTGGTGGCGATACTCGGCGGCAGCAAGCGAGCTTGGCGCATCGCCATCGCTTTCGACCAACTCGCCAATGCGGCCACCGGCGGCAGCGAAGACGAAACGATCAGCAGTCGGGCGTATCGCGGCTCCGTCGAAAAGCGGCGCGTATGGTGTGTGCTATGTCGTCTGCTGGATCTGATCGAAAAGGATCATTGTAAGAAATCGCAAGGCGTTTGAAATGAACGAAGCGGCCGGCCTGGTGCGGGAACACCTGGCCAGCCATTCGATTGCAGCATGACCTGCGCACAAACCGAGGCTCCGCCACTCTGCAGAGGGCCGGAATCTTAGCACAGGGCGTTAAATGAAAGAAATACGATGTGGCAGCTGCCACAAGAAGCTGGGCCAAGGCGAATACACCTGGCTCAGCATTAAGTGTCCACGATGCGGGACGCTGAATCATCTGAGGACCGAGAGTCCCGAACCAGAGCGCCAACGAGCGCCAACGGTAGATGAACGTAGTGACTAATCCAATTATTCCTTGGCTCGGAGGCAAACGCCGCCTTGCCGATAAACTGATCCCTTTGTTTCCTAAGCATGAGTGCTACGTCGAGGTGTTCTGCGGCGGCGCGGCGCTGTATTTTTTACGGCCATTTCCCGCTCCTACCGAAGTCATCAACGACATCAACGGCGAGCTTGTGAACTTGTACCGCGTTGTGCAGCATCATCTGGAAGAGTTCGTGCGTCAGTTCAAGTGGGCGCTCAGCAGTCGCCAGATATTCAAATGGCAGCAGGATACACCGCCAGAGACGCAAACCGATATCCAGCGTGCAGCACGTTTCTACTACCTTCAGCAGCATGCGTTTGGCGGCAAAGTCACTGGCCAGCATTTCGGCACCGCTACTACCGGCTCCCCGATCAACCTGTGCCGCATTGAAGAAGCCCTAAGCGCTGCGCATCTACGGTTGGCGGGCACGTATGTGGAACACTTGAAATGGCATGAATGCGTCAAGAAATATGATCGGGCGCATACGTTTTTCTACTGCGATCCGCCATATTGGAAGACGGAAGGCTACGGCGTGGATTTCCCGTTTGAGAACTACCTGCAGATGGCTGAATTCATGCGAACGAGTAAGGGGAAGGTTATGGTGTCGATCAACGATCACCCTGACATCCGCGAAGCGTTTAACGGTCTGCACATGCTGGGCCTAGACATCAAGTACTGCGTCGCGAACACCGACGGGCCACAGGATGTCAGCAAGGAACTGGTGATTACAAATTGGGATACGACCGCCACGGGCAGTCTGTTCTAAAACAATGAGTCGGACTGGGGTAAGGGTAACGCCAGCCCTGGTCCATCATTGCGCACATTCCCCACTGCCTTGCTGACCTCGTACCACAAGAATTTGTCGGCCCCCAAGGCCATGGATCGGGCCAACTCGGCGGCCTGTTCTCCAGAGATGTCGGGATCGAGCCATGTGGCTGCGTCCTCTGCAGTAAAGACAACTGGCCGCCTGTCGTGGACGTCGACCATGCCTCCCTCGGCATCCGAAGTAACGATAGCGAAGCCGCGCTCGTGGGCAAACTCACGCGGCGCACCCCACGAAGTGATTCCGGCCATGTACAGCAGCTCACCGTCTGCCCGATGGATGTGCCAAGGCTGTTTGTTAGGCTTTTCTCCGGTCCATTCGTACCAACCGTTTGCAGGCACGATGATGCGCCGGCCGCGCGTTAAACGTCCCCAATAAGGGCCAAGAATTTTATCGAGGCGTGCATTAGGGACCGGTCTTGCAGTCGGCCTGTAATTGCGCGATTTATAGCCCCACCAACGATCGTCCAGCACAAGGTTGCCGTCCTCGATGTATAGGACAGGCCGCGCTGTGCCTGGCGCCACATTGAATTTCCGCTCAGCGCGGTCGCGCCGGACGACGTCCTCAGCCCAACTGAAGTCGTTGAGAAGCCTATCAATGTCGTTTTGGTCGAGTCGTCCACACATTCCAAAAGTTTAACGCATAATTCCCAGATGCTATACTGTATGCACGTACAGTATTATTGTGGGGAAAATGATGTTGGTCTGGCTAGTTAAGCGGCGTAGCATCGGTGCGATTGTTCCGGCGCCGACATACTCCTTCCTAAACGAAGGGGAGCCACAGGCTGTAGAACTCATCGTTAAATCCGGTTCCGAGCAAGGCACCCGCCAGCCGGGAAAGATCGCCCGCGTTTACGCTGCTGGTTCGCAGCGGATACTGGCTGAAATCGATAGCCCCAGGCTCCTGCTCATGCGTAGAACGGGTTTAGTGTTAATGGGAATAGAGCGGCATAGGGACCATCAGGCCCTGGTCGGATGCGTCCAGACGTGGGTATGCACCTTTGCGCCTCCTTTTGATGCCTTGGAACAGCGCGTTTCTCCGCAAATGGCAGTTGGCGTGGCCATCCATCGAAGCCGCGTGCTGGAAACTGGCAATACAGGCTATATCGAGGTCAATCAAATGCATGTGCCAGAGCTACGACGCTACGCCACGGTCGCCTCTTTCATTGCTGATAGTAGCGGCTGTGAGGCTATGCGGCTGTTAGACGCTGATCTCAGCTGGATGGGTAAAGACAGATTTGCCTTGGAAGGCATTTATAGGAAAAGTGCTTATCGTGAGCAGCCCGAGGCGCTATACGAAGGCGGATGGCTAAGCTTCTACCAAGAGAAGCGGGAGGCGATGGATAACCGTCGCTATGCCTCGTCTAAATCGCAGCGCTAG